TACGGAGTAACCTGAGGGTTATTCAATGCAATAACATGCGTTTCAAGTGTAACGCGTCCACCGCTAACATAAGCAGTAAATGCTGTTGAGTCGATAGGCTCCCCAGTAATTACGTCTTTTAAGCTGAAAGTTGTAGCTCCGAGAACAACAATCTTGTAACGGTTGTTATTCAATTGTCCCATTCCTCGATCACTTACACCAACGTTCCCAAGATCGGTAATTCTAACGATTTGGTTAGTTTGAAAAGTGTATGCTGAATGAGTTACAACGCATGGATCGGCAGCAGAAATCGCTGAAATTGTTGCATGAGATGTTGCAACACCACCACTTGTATCCGCGACAACAAAACCATTTGTTGTTGTATCTAAGAAGTTGAATGACTGAGCGGCGGCTGAGTCAATAACTTGCTGTTGATATGCATGAGCAGTTGTAATTTGATCTCTGAACCACACTGAAACAGGAAGATTTCCAGCTGTAGCAGTCCACTGTGTTAAGTTGTTAAATACAACTTTGTCGGGTTGAAAATTAAACGTAAAAGTATGTGCTGTACCAGCAGAGATAAACTTGTACGCTTCTGACATTGATTGTCCTTGAAATAAGTCTGACATAGATACCCCCTTATGCTTTTGTTGATAGTAAAGTTACGATATGAGAGTCATCAAGGATTGCAGCGTTGAACCATGCTGTAAAACCCATTGATTGAAATCTATTCAGATAATCATTGAAACCAAGTGGCTTTAAGATCATTTCTGTGGATACTTCATCAAGACCAACGTAACCGTATGCGTTAGCGCCGACAAATGTATTACTGTAAACAGGTGCTGCATCGCTTGTTACATTAACAAGAGTTGATGTAACCCATCTTGCTTCGTCTGTTGCTCCGAATTCAGCTTGTAACACTGCTTCTTGTGAACCGTATTGCGAAGTTGGAACAAATGCATCAAGACTTCTGATGTCCGGTTTTAAGTTTACGTGTGCTGTAACCCAGAAACCACTTTCTACAGGACCTGTACCAAAACGACTAGTACCATCAATAGTAGGTGTCATTTTTTCAGTATCATTATCATCTAGATATTGAATTGCTCTATTAACATCGATCTGTGTTAGTTCTGTGATCGCATTTCCGTTGACTCCATTTAAACATGAAATTTCAGGAACTGAAGACGCCCATACATCACGAGTGACTTTATCAAGCATAGTATGCATGCACTGTGATAAGTTATCGGCTGTCTCTTGTGCTGTTTCATCTTCAACAACAAGAAGAACTTTTCTTCCAAGTAAAACAACTTTACCAAATTCTTGAACTTGGACGTTGATATCAAATTTTTGTACTTGCTCAGGAGCAGGATCTGCATCTTGAGATAAAACAACTGGATCAGAATTCAAGTTCTCTTGACGTCTGAAAGCAATTGTATCAGTATTTTTTTGCGGTAGCGTAAATGCACGTCCAAATAGGTTATGCACGCAACGAGGTTTAGATCTCTGTAGTAATGCACGGTGAGCCCATGCATCTGACATTGATCCATATCCACTTGTAGTAGTGATTGACATAGTTTCCTGTGCCTATCGACGTTTTATTTGCGACCGTTTCCACTTTCCAAATTCTTCGTCACTCATACTACCGAAATCCACAGCTTGATTCATTGCGGTTGCTTTTGGCATCGATGAAGGTGCATTTGGTGCGTCCTTTTTCGGTGGAGCAACTGTTTTTAACTGTTTTTGTTGTTTCGGTGTCAATGCTTCCATCAACGTATAAGCTTCTTCGTATCTGTTTGAAGCGGATTCAATGGCACCCGTCAAATTAGGTCTTTGTTTTAAAAATTCTGTTAAATGCTCATTTATTTTCTCAAACTTCTCTGGATTCGCTTTAATCCACATCTTCTCTTCAATGATCCGAATTGATTCACGTTGAGTTTTTGATAAGTCTTCTTTCGTTGCTGACTCATAACGTGAATTATCTTCTTCAACAGGTGCTTGTTGCGCCATTTGACGCTTACGCTCCCAATTCAACTCTTGCTCTAACTCTTGTCTCCGTCTGCGTTCTTTTTGCAGTGCGGATAAAGGAACTTGAGTTCTACTTTCAGAAAACTCCGAATCATTTTCATTTGACTCAATCGATGTTTGTTCGACTGCATCAACGATTTCTTCTGTTTGAGGCTCGACGGTTTCCTCGGTCATATAATTTTCTCCGTGATAAACATAATTTAGCCGTTATGACGGCATTGCGCCCTTTGCTTGTAGGTAGGCGACACCTGTTTTATTGAACTCTACTTTTAAACGTTCACCTGGTTTATTTGGTGCTACCATCCACAGTAATTCTTTGATTCCGCGTTTTGGACTGATCCAGAACACCATTTGATTACTAGTGAACGGAGGTAGTTTAAAAGTTGCTTTTGGCATGTCCATTTCAAAAATCGATGGATCATTTCTGTTGAATTTAGCATGTAAAACCAGAAAATAATTCTCTTTTACATGTTTCAAAGCACTGATCGCTTTCTCCACCCACTCATCAATAGATTTTTTTAAGGACTGTTTCTCGTCCACATGATTTGCAGGTAAAATCAATCCAGATTTTGGATCTCTTGCCAATTTCATAATTACATTCCTGACAATCCACGAAGCGAATCTTGTTGCTTCTGTGCTTGTTGAAGTAATTTATTTGCTTTAGCTTGATCTGCGTTCATACCAGGTCCGCACATCGGTTTAACTTGCGATGCTTTAGACATTGGATTTGATTTGTAGCTATTCATGCCAACACCGTTGTCCATAAATTTTCCGCCACTTCCAGATTTTTTCATGATTAACCTCCTAGGTTTTCATCTTGCATAATGTTTTGTTGCTGTTGCATCTGTTGCATCTGCTCTTCTTCATTTGCGCCCATGACTTCACTTTCGATATCTTGTTGTAGTGCGTCGGATTGCGCTGAAACTTGTTCTTTTTGCAGTTCTCGTCCTGATGATTCTTGTGATTCGATTTCAGAAATGTATCTGAGAACTTGTAAAATTCTATCTTCTTTCATCTTGCTTAACTCAGACATTGCTTTAACTCTGTCTAATGATGCTTGAGCTACGTTTTGTTGCGCCTCAGATTCCCTTTCATCTTTGAGGGCGAGATTTCCGATTCCTCTTGTTTTACGCTCAAATGCAAGATTAATTTTCTCTTCAATCGTCGCATCGATAAGTTGTATTTGTTTTTCTTGCAACTGTTGTGCTTGTGCAGACTGTTGCGCTAGTAGTTGATCTTGCGCTTCAATTGCTTCTTGTAAATCGGACATTCCTGACATTGAAAGCGCTTTTACGATTTCTGCTTGAGGTACATCGACAATGCCATCACGTTTCAAGTTTACTAACTCATAATAGTAAGCATCTTTTTGAGATTTAGATCTTACACCCTCTTTAATGATTGCATCATATTGTTCAAATTGCTTGTCGTAGAATTGCTCAGTAGGTTGTTCTCCGAGGATGCGTTCAACTTTTCCGGGAGGATAATGCGTTTGAAATACCTTCATAAGAAGACCACCCAAAATTAATTGTGCGGTTTCAACGTTATCCATTATTTTTCGGTTTCCTCGTAACCCTTGCGCGATGCGTACTTCTGCAAGTCTTCCACTGATTTGTGTGTTTCCACCTTCGTCAATTCCCATCACAGACTCAGTAACGTTTGCAAGTGTCAAAGATAGTTGATCAAGAATCTTTTGATATTCCATTAGCGCGGGATTTGCACCTCCACCTTGCAGTTCTTGAACTGAATTCAACCCCTCAGGTGCATTCTCAGGATCAATACCAATGATTCGATTTTGTCCGGACTGCTGTAGATCTTCTGGATCTGCTACAGAACCAATCAGATATTTGTATCCCGTAGATATTGTGCTATCCATCATATCAATGATTTTCATGTGTCGCTTATTGAACTGTCTTTGTAGTGACCAATTCACCGAAGCAAGACCCTGGATTCGTTGTGACGGCATCCAAATTGACGGTTCCATGTAGCATATCAACGGCACAAACGGATATGTTTCAACGATTCCCGTTTTGTCTTCACCGCAATATAAACGTTGTCCATTCAATAAAATATTTAATTCAACAAATGGACGATCAACAGTTTTGATGTCAAGATTCGGGATTTCGCTTTCATCGATTTGTAAGATCTCAGCATTCGCACGCATGTCATTGAATCGAGATATTCCAAGTTTTAATTTGTCAATCTCTTCTTTTGGAAGATCTGTGATATCACGATAGAAACTCGTTTCATTGTCGATAAGAAATTTGCGTTTGCGCGTAGTGCGTTTATAAAATTGATCATATGCGACTAGATTTCTGTTACGTGAGAAAGTCGTGAATTGCGGATGATACTGCATGAATTTATCATCACGATATC